CCCACGAACTCGACGACCTGCACGCCGACGAGACCTCGCCCGGCATGGCGGCCGTCGCCCTCGACCTCGCGCAGGCCATGGCCGGTACGGACGCCCCCACCGCCAAGGCCGTCGTCGCCGAAAAGCTCCGCACGATCATGGCCGACCTGCGGCGGCTGGCCCCCGTCGGGGAGAAGGGGGACACCGTCGATGACATTGCTGAGCAGCGAAAGAAGCGCCGAGCCGCTGCACAAGAGCGCGCTGCCGGTGGCTGAGGGCCCCGTGTACGGCCGTCAGCGCCCCCGGGTGTTCACCGTGCCGGGCACGGCGCTGTCGAGCGCGGGCCAGGAGGCCGTCGACCTGGCGGCCCGTGCCGGGCTGCTGCTCGATCCGTGGCAGCAGCACGTCCTCGATCAGGGCATGGGCGAGCGCGCGGACGGCAACTGGGCGGCGCCCGAGGTGTGCGTCAACGTGCCGAGGCAGAACGGCAAGGGCGGGATCATCGAAGCCAGGGAACTCTGGGGCCTGTTCATCGGTGGCGAGCGCCTGATCTTGCACTCCGCCCACGAGTTCAAGACGGCGAAGAACGCGTACAAGCGGATCGAGAACCTGATCCGCGCATGCCCTGACCTGCACAAACGCGTGAAGATCTACCGCAAAACCGTGGGTGACGAGGCCATCGAGCTGCACTCCGGGCAGGAGCTGCGGTTCATCGCCCGCTCCGGCGGCTCCGGCCGCGGCTTCACCGCCGACTGCGTGATCCTCGACGAGGACATGATCCTCGGCGACGACGCCATGGCGGCCCTCGCGCCGACGCTGGCCGCGGTCGCCAACCCGCAGACCTGGTACCTGGGCAGCGCGGGCATCGGCCACCAGTCCGTACAGCTGGGACGGGTACGGCGCCGGGCCCTCGCCTCGGCCGAGACCGGCGTGCCGGATCCGACGCTCGCCTACTTCGAGTGGTCGATCAACGAGCACCGTGACGAGTGCGGGCAGGGCTGTACGGAGCACGACGACGTGGCGGACGCCGAGTCGATCCTGAGAGCCAACCCGGCGATCGGCTACCGGCTGACGCTGGAGAAGTCGGGGAACGAGCGGCTGACGCTGGGCGACACCCTGTTCTCCCGTGAGCGGCTCGGTGTGGGCGTGTATCCGTCGGACACGGCGGACACGTGGCAGGTCATCGGCGAGGACGTGTGGCGGGCACTGGCGGACGCGGCCTCCGCACCGGAGGGCCTGGTCGCGTTCGCGATCGACATGACCCCGGAGCGCTCGCACGCGGCGATCGCCGTGGCGGGCGCCTGGCGGGGCGGCACGCACGTCGAGGTGGTCGAGCACCGGCCCGGTACGGGCTGGCTGCTGGAGCGGGCGGAGGAACTCCACAAGCGGTGGAAGCCGAAGTGCTGGGTGGTCGACGGCGGCGGCCCGGCCGGGTCCGTCATCGAGCAGCTGCAGCAGCGCCTGGGCGTCGAGGTGGTCCAGCCGAAGGCGCGTGAGATCGCGTCGGCCTGCGGCCAGTTGTACGACGCGGTCACCGAGCAGACCCTCAGTCACCTCGACCAGGCGCCCCTCGCGACGGCGCTGGCGGGCGCGCAGAAGCGGCCGCTCGGCGATGCGTGGGCGTGGGCCCGGCGCGGAGTGAACGTCGACATCAGCCCGCTCGTCGCCTCGACCCTCGCGAAGTGGGGGCTCGGCGCCGAGGTCGAGCCGCCGGGCGACATCCTGCTGAGCGTGTGGTGAGAAGGGTGACGACATGAGGTGGTGGCCCTTCCGCCGCACGGCGCTGAAGCGGGCGATCTCGTACCAGGACGTGTGGGGAGCAGGCTCAGATTCGGCCGTCCTGCGCGGCGGCAGCCAGGAACGGGCGCTCCGCCTGGGGCCCGTGTACGCGGCCACACGGCTGCTCGCGGACTCCGTGGCATCCCTGCCGCTCAAGTCCTACCGGACGGACGGAGACGACCGGCTGCGCGCTCCGGTGCCCCCGCTGTTCCGGCGGCCGGCCGCGACCGGCACGCGCTACGACTGGCTGCACCGGTGCATGACGTCGCTCACCCTGCGCGGCAACGCCTACGGGCTGGTCGTCGCGTGGGGGCCGGATGGCTGGCCGAGCCAGATCGAGTGGCTGCACCCGGACGACGTGCACCCCGAGGACAACCTCGCCGCGGTCCCGGTCTGGTACTACAAGGGCCGGCGCCTCGAGGACGGGCAGCTGTTCCACATCCCTGCGTACACGGTGCCCGGCCAGATCCTGGGGCTGTCACCGATCGCGTACTTCGCGACGACGACCGAGGCCGGGCTGCTGGCCGGGCAGTTCGGCCGGGACTGGTTCGCCAACGGGTCGACTCCGAGCGCCGTCCTGGAGACGGACATGGCCGTCGACCGTGACGCGGCCGCCGTCCTGAAGGCCCGGTTCAAGGAGGCCGCCGAGGGCCGCGATGTGGTGGCGCTGGGCAACGGCGTGAAGTACCGGGCCATCTCCGTGCCCGCGAACGAGAGCCAGTTCCTGGAGACCATCAAGGCGACGGCGAACCAGATCGCCGCGATCTACGGGGTGCCGCCGGAGAAGGTCGGCGGGGAGACGGGCGGCAGCCTCACCTACGCCACGGTCGAGCAGAACTCCATCGACCTGCTGACGTGGACGCTGCGCCCGTGGCTGGCCCGGCTGGAGGACGCGTTCTCCTGGCTGCGGCCTCCCACCGAAGAGGCGCGGTTCAACGTGGACGCGATGCTGCGCACCGACACCCTGACCCGCTACCAGTCACACCGGATCTCCCGGACGATCGGCCTGCACAGCATCGACGAGCTGCGGCGCGTGGAAGACGAACCGCCCCTGCCCGACGGTCTGGGGCAGGACTACACGCCACTGGGCGCGGTGGCCCCCGACGAAAGCGAGAAGTGATGAACGGCGACAGTGAGCGTCGGTTCACGCGCGGCCTCGTGGAGGTCCGGGCGGCCGGCGACAGCAGGACGATCGGCGGGTCCGCGGCGAAGTTCAACACGCTGTCCCGCAACCTCGGCGGGTTCGTCGAGCGCATCGACCCCGGGTTCTTCGCGAAGAGCGAGGGTGACGGCTGGCCGCGCGTGATGGCCCGCTACAACCACGACAACAACATGCTGCTGGGCACGTCCCGTTCGGGCACGCTGCGGCTGCAGACGGACGGCACGGGCCTCGACTACAGCGTGGACGTCCCGGCCGCGCGCGGCGACGTGTACGAGCTGGTGCAGCGCGGCGACGTCGCCGAATCCTCGTTCGCGTTCTACACGTTCGAGGACGACTGGGCGATGACGGACGACGGCTTCCCCGTGCGGACGCTGCTGTCCGGCCAGCTCGTCGACGTCGCCCCGGTCAACGATCCGGCGTACCTCGACACGTCCACGGGCCTGCGCTCGCTGGCGGAGAAGGCGGGCGCCGAGCTGGCGGAGGTCCGGGCCGCGGCGGAGGCCGGCGAGCTCAAGCGGTTCCTCGGGGCCCCGGCCCCCACGATCATCCCGCCGGCCGGGCAGGGCGACACCCACCTGGTCATGGCGGTACGGCAGCGGCGCGCCGAGCTCATGCAGCGCCGCACCTTCTGAGGCAGGGCGAACCCCACCTCGACACACCACCCATCAGGCGTCCCGGCCAACTTGCCGCGGGCGCCTTCGTCATGCCCAGGAGGGCGACATGACTGCGTTCATCAAGGCGCTGCAGGAGCGGCGCGCCAACGTGTGGGAGCAGGCGAAGGAACTGCTCGACACGGCCGAAACCGAGAAGCGGGATCTGTCCGCCGAGGAGGAGGGCAAGTACCAGGCCTTCAACGCGGACCTCGACAAGATCGACGCCCGGGTGAAGGACCTGACCGAGGCGGAGCAGCGGACCAAGGACGCCGAGGCCGCGTTCGCCGGACTGCTCGCCAAGCCGCAGGAGCAGGAGCGCAAGCCCGTCGAGGACTCGGAGCTGCGCCGGTGGGCGCGCGGTGAGATCCGCAGTATCGACGTCGCGAAGCCGGACGGGGTCGCCTTCCGTGACCTGGTCAAGGGCACCACGACCGCGGGCGGCAACACCGTGCCGACCACGTTCTACGGCCAGCTGATGGCGCACCTCATCGAGGTGTCCGGGATTCTGATGGCCGGGCCTACCGTGCTGAACACGGCGTCCGGCGAGACGATCGAGATCCCGGTGACCACGGCGCACTCCAGTGCCGCGCTCACCGCCGAAGCCGCGGCGATCAGCGAGTCGGACCCTGCGTTCGGCAAGCGGACCCTGGGCGCCTACAAGTACGCCGTGCTGATCCAGGCGGCCACCGAGCTGCTCACCGACACGGGCGTCGACCTGGAGGGCTACCTCGCCATGCAGGCGGGGCGGGCGCTGGGCAACGCGTTCGGCGTCCACGCGATCACCGGTGACGGATCGTCGAAGCCGACCGGCATCATCACCTCCGCCTCTGCGGGCGTGACCGGCGGCACCGGCGTGGTGGGTGCGTTCACCGCGGACAACCTGATCGACCTCTACTACTCGGTCATCGCCCCGTACCGGAACAGCACGTCGTGCGGCTGGCTGATGCGCGACGCCACCCTCGGCTCGGCTCGGAAGCTGAAGGACTCTCAGGGCCAGTACCTGTGGCAGCCGTCCATCCAGGTCGGCGCTCCGGACATGCTGCTGGGCAAGCCGGTCCACACCGACCCGAACGTGGCGGCCATCGCGCTCAACGCGAAGTCCGTGGCGTTCGGCGACATCTCGCAGTACTTCGTCCGTATGGCGGGCGGGGTGCGGTTCGAGCGGTCCGACGACTACGCGTTCAACTCCGACCTGGTGACCTTCCGGGCGATCATCCGCGCGGACGGCCTGCTCGTCGACCAGACCGGCGCCGTGAAGTTGTTCGCCGGCGGGGCGTCCTGACCCATCCGCATCCGGGGCGGCCACGGCCGTGGCCGCCCTCTCGGTCTGAGAGGAAACAGCAATGCGCGTTCGCATGAAGGTCGCCATCTCCGGGACCCGCGACGGCGAGTCCTGGCCCGCGCGGGGCGGTGTGGTCGACCTGCCCGACGACGAGGCCGAGCACATGATCGCGGGCGGTCTCGTCGAGGAGGCCGACGACGAGCCCGAGACCGAGGAGCCGGCCGAGGAGAACGCGGCCAACCCGGCGAAGCCCGAGACCGCCACCGCCCGCCGCAAGGGGCCCATGACGAAGTCCGCAGTCGATAAGTAGGCGGAGGTCCTCATGGCGCTGCTCACCCTCGAAGAGGCGAAGGCCCAGCTCGACATCGACGGCTCTGCCGAGGACGTCGAGCTGCAGGCGTTCATCGACGCACTGACCGCGCCGATCGAACGACACATCGGGCCGGTCGAGGTCCGGGAGTTCACCGAGACGATCGAGGGCCGCAGCGCCTCGATGTGCCTGTCCCGCATCCCGGCCGTCGCCCTGGTGTCGGTCGAGCCTGCGGTCGAGACGGGCGACGCCCTGGACCTGTCCAAGCTCGTCCTGGACGGAGCCACCGGAATCGTCCGCTACCGCGGCGGCAGCTTCGCCGGGACCCTGTGGCGCTTCGTGTACACGGCAGGCCGCACCGAGGAGATGCCAACCGTCAACCTCGCAGCCCGGATCCTGCTGCAGCACCTGTGGCGCACGCAGTACGGGGCGTCGCGCGGCATGTCCTCCATCGGCGGCGGTGAGGACTTCAGCGTCACCGAGGCCGTGCCGGGCTGGGGTTACGCGATCCCGAACCGGGTGCTGCAGCTGCTGGAGCCGTACAAGGTCCCGCCGGGGGTGGCGTAGTGCAGACCTCCCGTGTACCTGCCGCGGTCGACGCGCTGCTCGCACTCCTGCGCGCACGGCCCGCCCTCGCGGACGTCGCCGTCGTCGACGGGCCGAGCGCGGTGAACCTGACCCAGCGGCGCCGGATCCATATCGGCTGGTCGCCGGGCGGCGATCAGGCTGTCGAGTTGGAGCAGTCCTTCAACGCAGCTGGGGCCCGGACTCGCGACGAGGCGTTCGTCATCTCCTGCTACGCGGAATCGCGGGGCGGCGACAAGGACATGTCCTTCCGCCGTGTCGACGCCTTCGACCTGGTCGGCGAGGTCGAGCAGGCGCTGCGGGCCACCGATGCGGCGCCCGAGGCCCCCACCCTGAACGGCGCTGTCCTGTGGGCGCACCTCACCACCGGCAACGTCCAGCAGTCCACCAGCGAGGGCGCCTCTGTGGGCGTCGAGTTCGCGGTGTCCTGCCGAGCCCGTATCTGATCAACCACCCGAGGAGTACAGCCATGGCGCGAGTGCGCTACGTGGGCTCGGACCCGGTCACCGTGCCTGAGCTCGGCGACCGGCTCGTCGAGCCGGACACCGTCATCGAGGTACCGGACGAGCGGTTCGAGGGCTACGTCTGCCAGACCACCAACTGGGAGTCCGTGGAAGAGCCGGGCCTCAAGGCCGCGGCTGAGGCGAAGAGGGCGGCGCGTGCCGCGAAGGGAGCTGATCTCTGATGGCGATCGGTTCGGGCCTTGGCGCCCAGCTCGGCATCTCGGCGGAGTCGTCCTACGGCACGTTCGTCGCGCCGGCCAAGTTCATCGAGTTCACCAAGGAGAGCCTCGCTCTCAAGAAGACGACGGCGCAGAGTGCGGGCATCGCGGCCGGGCGTCTGCTCGCGCTGTCGTCCCGGCGTGTGCTGACGCGCCAGGAGGTGCAGGGCTCCATCGACCTGGAGATCGTCAACAAGTCCATGGGCGTCCTGCTGCAGGCGCTCATGGGAACGACGGTCACACCGGTGCAGCAGGTGGCGACCACCGCCTACCTGCAGACGCACACCCTCGCGGATACGGCTGGCAAGTCGCTCACGATCCAGAAGGGCGTGCCCCTCACCACGGGCACGGTGACGGACAAGACGTTCCTGGGCTGCAAGGTCACGTCGGCGGAGTTCGCGTGCGAGGTGGGCGGCATGCTCACCGGCAGCTTCGAGTTCGACGGCAAGACGTGCGACGAGGCGCAGACGCTCGGGGTCGCGAGCTACCCGAACATGTCGCCCTTCCACTTCGGCCAGATGGCCGTCAAGACCGGAACGTATTCCTCGGAGACGGCGCGCGACGGCGTCCGCAAGGTGTCCGTGAAGGTCGAGCGGCCGCAGGCGACGGAGCGTTTCTACGCGGGCCAGGCCGGACTGAAGAAGGAACCGATCAG